AAGGGGGCTGTCTCTTTGGCAGCCGCGATGAAGTTTTGGGCCTTCTGGCGAAAGCCCATCATCCCCATCATCTTGCTCATGGCGGTGTCGCTCATGGTCGCCAGCTGCTCGAGGGTATGGCAGTTCACTGCCTTGAGCTCTGCGATGATACCAACGGTGAGCCAAGGCACCTGCGTGAGTGGGGTGCCGTCAACGACCTCTTCCTGCTGCTTTTCGAACCTGTCCCATTGCTTTGGGAAGCGGCGCTTGTAGCTCTCATTGACCTTCTGCACCATGACATCACGGGAACCTGGTGTCATGATGCGGATGCATGGCACCTCATCGAAGATCGGTCGCCCAGCCTTCTCTGAAGCAGTCTCGTTCTTGATTGGTTCGATGAAGAACTGCACAAAGAGACGCTTGTCGTCCTCGTATTGCTGGTCTTCTTCGAAGACCTTCTCGTCGTATGCTGCTGTGGGCATCGCCTACTCCAGTTAAATGCCCAACGTGGGCACGGACTCCAAGATGAAGCGCACTGATGTCAAGGTGACATCTGCTGCAGCTCCAGTAAGTTTTCTTGCATGGATCGCATAAGTATAGTCCAGCCCATCAGGACTGGTAGTACCTACACTGAATGATGCGTTCGCGAGGTTACCAGCCCCTTGACCTGTGACAGTTGTACCACCAGGGATGTCTAGTCCGTTACGGATGAGCGTGAAGGCCACCTCGTTACCTGAAGGGGCTGCCACGTCGCAGTAGAAGCTGATACGGTTGACAGTTGTAGGCAGGCCTTGGGCCAAGCGGGTGACAGTGCCTGCTGCAGGGATTGCCGTATACTCCGGCGTTACTGAAAGTATAGTGGTGTAGTGCACTGTCTGAGGTGTCACACCAAGCAAGAGGAGCGTCGTGGTATCGGCACTCAGGATGCCGTACCCTGGTGCAAACGAGTCAATGACGTCCTTGATCATCTGCCGAACATCACCAGCAGAAATGAGGCCTGTCGTATTGTCTTCGATGGTCGCATCGGCTTGGGCAAGGAGCGCCAGCATGGTTTTGCGTGTCATTATGGCTCCAGTGCATCAAAGGCGTTGCTGAACGCGTTAGAGAACGCACCTGTATCAGGTGGAGGCGTTATCCCGAAGGACACCGCCATGCGGTTATTTGCAAGGAATGGCAGACCACACCAGTAGTATGCAATTCCAGTATTCTGGACTGAAATAGCGAGCCGACCATCGCCAGCAAATGGTCCATTGACTGGGTTCAACCCTTGTATAGCGCAGATGCGGCCATTCTGGACGTAGCTCCAACCACCGATCCATTCAGTGGGTTCAAGTTCGGCAAGACAAAGCAGGCCCCCGTTCATGGGGGTGCCTCCGTTGAACTCGCTCGGTGATGGCACCTCTGACAAGGTGCACATGACGTGCCCGTTGGCGTCAGTACGCAGGAGCTGGTGGTTGAGCACGCGGTCTCCTCAATGCACGGACATGAGCTTTCGCCATGTCCGCCCGATTGAACTCCTGGCCGACGTTCTGCGGTATCCCCACCTTCTTAGCGAAGGTGGGGTTGTGCGCAACCGCAGCCATCAGCCGCTCTTGTTCAGGCGACTTGCTTGGCATGATCAGCTCGGTGCTGCAGAGGCCGCCGATGCCAGGCCGAAGACAGACTGACCTGTGGCAATTGACGCGCCACTCCGATTGACGAAGCCAGTCTCGACCACGGCGCCATTAGCGACTGTGGCCACAGCTGTGACGGTCTTGAGCTTGAAGCCGGTGAAGGCCGGACCTGCACCTGCATCGCGGGAACCGCCAGCTGTCGAGAGACCACCGTTGCCACCTGCACCGATGCCGAACCCTGCCACGTACGGCACAGCTGGCGCCAGACCACCGACATTGGCAGTGCACTTGCCGCCGCCGATGTACATGCCGATGGAGGTCGCGAAGGGCACAGCTGGATCTGGCGAACTGACGCCGACTGTGTAGTCGTCATCGAAGTTGCCCGGCGACGGCGCGAGGATCTGGTTCGCGTCAAGGATCGGCGGGGAGCCGAACCCGATGCCTGTTTGCAATGCACCTGTCGAAGCATTGGCATTGGCCACAGCTGCTGTGGTCGTGTCCATCTTGAAGAAGGGCTGCACTGCGAGAGCGTAGTCCTTATCGTTGTCGAAAGGCGAACCTTTCGGGCCTGAGAGCAGGTCAAATAAGACCGTTGCCCCCTTACTCGGGTTCGCCGAGTTTTCAGCGGCTGTTGCGCCGGGAAATCCTGCTGGCATTTCTTTCTCCTGTTGAGGGAAGACACCCCGGAGGCTAAGAGGTGGAAGCGCTATGCCTCACCGACTTAGGGCGATCCTCCGGGGGCTTCCGAAACTTACTTGGGCGTGCCCGGCTTCGGCAGGTACACGACCATCGGCAGCGTCCCTGGTCCGTACCAGAGCAGCGCCGGCATCGTGCCTTCTGGCGTCGCACCCTTCGGTTCTGCGTTCGGCAGCGGAAGAACCAACGCAAGCATCACGTTGGAACCATCCGGCAACGGTGGCAGGACGATCGGGTTCGCCGGCCGACCTGGCTCGACTTCCACGGGCGGAAGACCATTGTCCGGCGAACCAGGCAGGTAGATCGGCAGCTCGATGCCAACGTTGTCGTCCGGAGGGACGAAGATCGGCGGATGCGGCGGCCAGACGACCGGACGCGGAGGCCATGTCCCAACAGGCGGGGGCAGACCTTGATCCGGACGTCCAGGGATGCCAGGCAACGAGTTGTCTGGACGACCGCCGAAGCCGGGCAGCGAGTTGTCAGGATGGCCACCAGTTGGCCAGATGACTGCAGGGAACGGATGCATGAAATCTCCTTGAAAGGGACCGGATGGTCCCGTGGGTTACTCGGTCATGATCCCCTGGAATTGGAGACCGCACGAGGTGAGGTTGCCAGCCCAGGCCAGGATCTGCACGGCGGCGTCCTGGTTCACCGAGTAGCGTTGACCAGGTGACAGCGGCACCATGTTGCGGTCACGGTGCGGCCGGTACTTGAGGTACTTCGTGTTCAAGAAGTACGCCGTACTGGCCGGATCGAAGCCGCCGATACCACCGTCGAGACACACATCGGCGTCCATGAACTTGACAGTGACGAAGCCGAGCTTCGCCGTGTTCGAGTCCGTGAAGCGCTGGATGGCCTGCAGCGAGGCCATGTAGAAGCCCCAGTAGTTGTTGTCGACCATGATCAGGTCGGGGCGATCGTTACCGCGGACACACTTGGCCCAGAGCCGGTTGAAGTAGCTCTGGATGTTCGCCGCCGTGGTTGCCGCGCCACCAGTTGCAACAGCTGCGAACACCTGGTTGCGCCAGAACGTCCACGAAACCCGGTCTATGCCGCCAGGCGTACCTGACGTCGGAACCGCGATGACCTGCTTCTGGAGACCGTCGATCTGCTTGCCACCAGACGCCGTGCCGTCCGAGTACAGGCCCTGCGCGATCAGGTTGGCCATGGAGGCCTCGCCGACGTTGACGCGGGCCTCGAGCAGGTCGATGATCTGTTCCCGACCGCTGTTCTGCAGTTGGTCGAGGCCGGAGATGGTCACCGGGCACGCCGCCTGCTTGATGTCGTACTGCGCCGCGCTGATGACGTCCTGTGCCGCGATGGGCAACAGGTCGTAGCCAGCGTACCAACCGGCGTTGCCGTTGGCCTGGAACGAGAGCTCTTCCAAAATCACGTTGCCGCCCCCGAACGGCTTGATGTTCCCCTTTTCCTTGAGGCGCATCAAGAGCGCGTTGTTCTTGGTGACGTTGTCGGCGATCGTACCCGTACGGGATTGGATCGTCGTTGCGATGATGTCGCTGATCGCTGAGTTGGCAAATGCCACGATTATCTCCTAGGTGGTTGGCGGTTCCTTGCGCATGCGCGCAATTTGCCGGTCATGTCGTACACGAGGTTTGTTTGGGTCGTTCCTTGTCAACCGAAGAGTGGGTGTAGCTTCGTTCGTCGTCGCTTGGATGATGAACTTGTGGAGCTTCTTGAGAAGGCGCAGCATGCTACCTCCCCGCCACCTGGCTAAACGCTGCTTCGATCGTATCCCTAAGGCTACCCGCTTGATTCCCCCCGCCTACGGGTGAGCCACTTGGACCGCCGCTGACACTGCTGGAAGCATTGAGCGCCCGCTGAGCACGTGTGTTCAGTTCATGTGCTTGCTGGAGCTGACGTCCGTTCTGTGCCTGCTGGGCCATTTGGGCGCCCCACTCAGGGTTCATCGCGACAGCTCTACCATACGCTTGTTGAGGCGTTAGGTAAACCTGTCTCCTGGCATTCATCTCGATGATGTCTGCCATGTCCTCCCGTACTTGTTCGAAGTACGGGAAATTGATGTTGTCATGTGACATTTGTTCGATGGTCATTGACGCATCTGCCTGGATCCGGTACTCCTGCTGGGCTGCGATGTTAGCTTGATTCTGCAGAAAGCTTTGGAGAGGCGTTAGGCGCTCTGACAGCATCTGTTCGAGTCGAGTCTGAACAGGGTCTGCAGAGGGGGCCTGGCCGGCCAGTGCGTCATCAAGAAGACGAATATCCACCCCGTATTCCTTGATCAGCAGTGCCATGTAGGCAGCACGCTGCTGAGGAGGAGACGAGGAGAGGATGTGGTCCGCCTTCATGAGTTCGTTCACCGCTTCTAACGGACTCAAACCTACGGCTCGCATGCGGCCTTCGTAGGGTCGGACTATATCGTTGAACGTTGCAACTGCCTGGCGCATTTGGCCAGTCTCACCGAAGACCCTTGCTACTTCGTTTTCTCTACGTTGAACTTCTTGGCGGACTTCCGCCGGCAGGGACGACCACTTTGCTTGAGCGGACGCTTTCCATGCTCTGGGTGCAGGTTCGACCTGTACTTGCTTTTGCTGGGCTGGCTTTTCAGTCAGACGCGCAAAGTCCTGCGGCTTGTTGAGGTCGACGACATTGGTCGACTCACGCGCAGGTTCACTCCGCTCCGTGACCCGCTCTTCGCGGACAGCAGGGAGCTGTGAGGGGGCCGATTCCTGCTGTGGCGATTCGACGAGCGCGACAGCAGAGTCGATAGAATCCCGCAGAGAGACTTCGCGGGACTCGGAAACTTGACCTTCTTCTGGAGGCATCGCCTACTCCTAATGTAGCAACACAGGAATGCTGATATGCCCAAACAGGGCACCTAGCAGCACGATCAACACAATGAGCGCCAGAACGACCCTGACGACCACATTGAAGGGTGCAGGCAGTGGGATTTGGTTCACTGCCCAATAGACAACGTAGAAGATCAGCCCGAGGATGATCAGCCAGATGAGAAGATTGATGAGACCCATGTCAGTACCCCTTCTGGTTCATGACTCGGATGATGTCTTCCCGGATTTGCTTCCGGTCCGGCGCCACAGGCTGCACTCCCATTGGAAGACCAGCCAGTTCTTGAGTTGGGACCACATCATATCGCGCGCAGTGGTCGCGTATCCCCGCGCGGCCACGAACAACCGTCCGATCGATTGGAGAAACGAAATCAGGTGCATCCGGAACGATAAAAGGGCCCAGGCCACTTCCGCTCGCTTGAAGTCGAGGCTCGGTGCCTTTTTCATAGGCTACTCCATTGATGTAGACCCAGCACTTTCTCACTTTCTAGCTCCTGCAGCTGGTTTGGGCTTCGCACGAGCCATTGCGCGCATGTTTTGGACCTTCGCAGCGCCTTGTTCTTGCATTTGGCGCGTCTTGACGAGGCCCTCTGTATGCGCCTGCATCAGTTGCATGTGGCCCTGCATGCGAGCTTGTTCCATCTTTGCTGCACTTTCGTGCAACATCATCTGAATCTTCAGCTGTTGCTCCTGTTGGAACATCGTGTTCTCCATTTGGAGCTTCTGCATCTCCATTTGGAGTTCTTGACGACCCTGGGTGTCAGCCAACTGCATCTCTTGCTGCTTCGCCTGCAGTTTGAGCTGCGTTTCTTGTTGCTTGGCCTGCATCTTAGCTTGCAATTCTTGAATCCGCATTGCATGCTCTTGCTGAGACTGTTGCATCTCCTGTTTGGCCTTCTCTGCCTCAGGATCAGGTTTATCCTCCGGAGGCTGCTTGATCAGGTCATCGAGGGCCTTGTCGAGCATCCCCTCAATATCTCGTGCATTCTTGAACCCAGCGATTGCCCACTTAAGTATACCCACCAGAAGGGGGGCCGCCTGCGGTTGACTCTGGATCATGCCTCCGGCTGTTTCAAGATAGCCAGACACAGAGGTAAGGAGTTCGATCCTATCCGCCTTTTCCATGGCGTAGTCGGTTTGGGCAATCTGGTCGGCAGTGACCACAATGCGCCATTCGAACCCCTCTTCAGACTGTAGAAGCTCGACGGCTTCCTGAGCGAGGTCCGCATCATCTGTCCGCATAATATTGCTTTTGCGGATGATGATTTCCGGATCAAAGTGTTTAACCTGTATCTCGGCTTTAATCCTGAGTAGTTCAGCAGCAAAGCGCGCAACCTCATCCTGAGTGTCCTTGATCCGGACCGAGGCAAATTTAGCCTTAATCTCCTGAGCGCCCAGCGTCTCACTAGCCTTTGAAGCACCGCGGACAATATCGGCAATACCAGTGATTTCATAGATCTGGGCCTTGATCCCCTCCCGCGCTTCATAAAGACGCTGGAGCGCATTCACCACCTGCTCGAGGGGCAGCCAATCGACCTGGCCCTTGACTCCACCCTTCTCAGCGAACATTGCCCAGTTATCAACTGGAATCAGGGTGTTATCTGTGCCTTCCAACAGCATTCGCTGAATGCCAGTCGCAGATTGGTCGTAGACGCCGACGACCTTGCATGCTTTGATAAGCATACTAATGCGGTTATTGACCTGGTCGAGTTCGTTGTACTGATCCTGGGTCAAATAGTAATCAGGACGAGGAACGGTGTTCGACGTCGAGATATTGGCCAGAAGAGGACGCGGGCAAGGCTCGAACCCGACCAGATTCAGGAAATCATCCTTCGAATCCAGTATTTCTGGTTCGTCTTTGCACAACCAGATGACCTTCCGATGAATACGGTCCCAGATCTCGTAGATCTTCGCCATCTGGATGGCCTGGTTCTGGGGAACCACTCCACCAGGATAGGTATTCAGATTGATGTTCGAGGGACGATGGTTCAGGGGTACCTTTTCACCCTTTTCTTTGCCGAACCGCTTCACCAGCTGTGGACGATCCATGTAGACCACACGGCCTACCCAACGACGCTCCTCCCAGACCCTACAAGGAGACCACAGGAAGTCTTCCCAGTAAATGTAGTCAATGGCTACACGCTGGTCCGTGATCCGCTTGTACTTTATGGAAACCGGCGGCGGAGGGGGTGCAACTGGCGCGGCGGCAGCTGGCGGTTGTCCCGGAGGTCCTTGAAGAGGAGCCATGGGAGGCATACCAGCACCACCAGGAGCCCCAGGCATCCCGCCAGGCTGAGGAGGAGCAGCCCCGGGACCGCCAGGAGGAGCTTCCATGCCGGGTAGTTGCTGTTGTCCTTCATCCGGGGCTGGTCCAGTCTTGAAACCGGAGTATAGTGGGGCGTTGTGGTGATCATTTTGGCCTTCCAGGCCCTCGCCGACAGACTGTATCTGCCCCTCGAGGATCAATTCGGCATCTTCAGTGTCAGTTTCAAGACGACACCATGCTTGACCGAGTCCGCTGACGAGACGATCAAGTGCGACATGGCGCATTGTGGGATCGAAAAGGTCCCGAGGATCGTCTCCATCGGGGGAAATTGCCCGCTGGAGGATATTGGCTGCAACCCGCGCGAGTTGATCGTTATAATCAATGAACTTTCTTGTGACCTCAGGTTTTGGTAGCTGTGCATAGAGCGCCGCCTTCATGATTTTCGTGTTGGCGTAGAACAAGTTGAACCACTTGTTCGGTGCATCCAGGGCATCGCGCTCGTCTACGAACCTACGAACGCATTGACGCGCCCGCTCATGGAACTTCTTCAGTTCCTGTTCAGCATAAGCAATCTCGGTAATCCAGAGTTCACGCGGAGTGAGCTTCCGTGGATCAACAATAGTTGGGGAACCCGACATCGGGGTGTCAGAGATCACAGAATTCTCCTATTCCCGAGCATGTTCGTACGATCTGCGTGCAGATCATCAAGATTGAAGGCATAGTTCCAACCAGTATCCACGGGTTCTGCTGTGGTCTTCGTTGTCACTGTCTTGTACTTCTGATGCGCAACTACACACATGTATCCGAAACTATCTGCGTAGTCAGAGCACCAATCGTGGAGGGGGACATCACTGAAGATGAGATGCTTGTCATCCCAGACTCTTCTGTATCCTTTGAGAGCCTCAATAAGGTCTTCGCAAGCAGCATCTTCGAACGCAATAAGAGGAAAGAGGCGACGTGTTGCGGCAATACGATCACGCACCTTGTGGTTAGGGACGAGTCTCGGACGGATTCCTTCTTTAAGAAATTGCTCAACAAGCGAACGGCCCGTCTGGAGATTCTTGGCCCTGGCGTCGTGGGGGAGCCAGACATCACCAATCTCTCCTGAGAAAGTATGGATCTTCTCGATATGGTGGAAGATGTCCTTGCCTTGGGTTGACTCGACATGGACAATCCGCACTGGCAGGTCGCCCCGTGAGTAAGGTCCTTCTTGCCAAAAGATGGCAACGGTTGCATCTGTGAATCCCAGATCAAAGACAACGTGTGTTTGAAGGTTTGGGTCGTACAGGTTTGCTTTGATTTGCCCATGTAGGAACGCATCATTGAGCTCATCAGCGTAGATTGCGCCTTTCAATGCCGAATCGAAGCTACACAGGTACTCCTGTGCAAACTCCTCTGGGTCCATGTGCTTACGGAGTTGCTCTAATTCTCCGCGTGGGATGATTCCTGAAGTATCAGCACGTAGTTCGAGGAAGAACCAATCGGGATCAACCCTGGCCTCTTTAACAACCTGGTAAAACAGGTTCTTGCCCCGAGGGGTGGATGCGAACACGAACCAACCATTCCTGTCCGATAGAGTCGGACGAATGACCTGTGGGAACACGGAAGGCCGAAATAGTGCATACTCGTCGCCAACACCGCCATCAAGATACATTCCTCGCAGGGCGTCGGCATTGTCCGCTCCCAGGACATATAGAGTTCTGTCTCCATGGAGAGTAACCTTGAGCTCAGCTTCCTGAGGGGGCCGTGACATGTACGGCTCGGCGTAGTCCTTCAGGTAGGTCCATGCAACGCGCTTCGCCTGCGCATAAGTTGGGCCAATGTAGGCCAGTTGGGGCTTGTACAACTCGCATTCTAGCGCCCCGAAGACAAGGTCGTTCACCAGAGCAACGGTCTTCCCCGCGCGCCGGTGGGTGTTCATGGCACCCCAGCGCTGCTTGCGATTGTGAAACGCTACGAACTGTTCCCGAGGGACGTACTTAAGCACTATTGATCAGGATTGCCCTCATGTAGCCACTTTAGGAGGGAATCTTTGTCCTTGAACATCTCGTCAAAGTCTGGTTGCGGTTCCCCTTTCTTGGGGAACTTCTTCATGAATGCTTCGTGCTGTGCAGTAGACCAGTTTTCAGGATTTGGTTCGTTGATGGTGATCTTCGGCAGAATGGTGGGGCCCTTTGCTGCCTGTGCTTTCACAAGTTCGGGACCTATGCCAAGGTCCTTGAGCTCGCTAAGTGACATGCCGCCAAAACCATGCTTCTTCGCCCAATCATGAAGAACCATGTCCTCATGTGACTGCTCATTGACCTTCTTCAGATGCTGGAAGAAGTCATCCTTCCAAGCATCTGAGGGATTCGGTGGAAATGCTGCTTGCGGCGGCATCTGAGTATTCTTTGGACCCCAAAGTCGCATGAACTCCGGATCCTTCAACAAATTTGGACCTGGAACATGACCAGGTTGCATTTCCCCCATGAGTCTTCTAGCTGCTGATTGCGAAAGTGACATTCCACCAGGGATATCTACATTCGGACCAATTTGGGCGCCAGAATACGGGTCCTTAGAGCCAAAACCTTTCAACTTGTCAATGGCAGTCTGCAAGTCCGGATCAGGGGGTGCTACACCAGTCTGCGCCTTCCACTTCGACACTGTTTCAGGCGAGAACGGTGTGTGTGCAGTCATCGATTCGTCTGGACTGAACCCATGCATAGGCGTCTGGGGCAATGCAAATGTCGCCTTATTTGGATTGGATTTGTCCAATCCAACTACAACAGGTCCTTTCGATGGATCACGTGGTGGCAACGGTGCGAAATTTGGAGCCTGACGTGGCTGTTTCACACCTTGCATGCGTTTTGCAAGTTCAAACGCCTCCTCACTAGCGCTCTTTGTGGGGGCAACGTCAAACTGCAGTCCTCGTCTGCCTGCTGCATCTGCAAGAGCACTGAGACGGTCGGACCGCATTGTTGGATCTGCGATGATTCCTGCGAAATTGTCAGAATGGAGTCCAGTTGCACCCCAATTCTTCACCTCGCCGTAGTCAGAGAACGTCCGACGAAGCTGCCCGATCCAAGCACGCGCTTGATCTTGCAGCCCCTTGTCAAAACTCGGGCTTGCTGGGTCCTGACCCGCAAGTTTGGTTAGCAGTTGGTGCGTATTCTTGTCACCAACGACGTCCACCATCTTCTGCGTATCAACCCCAGTGATTTTCATCAACTTACGGGGGTCCATCTTCCCGATTTTCTTTGATATATCCTCGTATACCTCTCCGGCATTCGTGCCTCCATAGAGCCGTTCTGCTCCATAGGGGGACTGTTCGTAGGCTGCCAGCGAAGGAAACCGGTGTCCATAGGACAAGTCTTGACCACCAAGGATCCGATTCTTGTTTTCGACATCGAGACCATACCCACCTGACCCGTATTTAGGGGGGGCCCACAAGGTGGACGGGTTGTTAAACCCCTCTTGACCTCTTCCGCCGTAGGGCCACTTCGTGATCATGCGATCTACGAGCCTGGCTCCTGCTTCCTTGGCTACTCTTTTCTGAGCTTGATCGGCTGCACGCAACTCTCCGATCGTCAATGGACCTTGCGCTTGATTTTTCAGGTCTTTGTATGTCTGGTGTTCCATCACCAGCTCGGAGATGTCATCAAACCGCTTCCCTTCACCAACGCCTCTTCGTGGGGTATACGCATCAAAGGAGTGGATGGTGCTATAGGAAGTCTTCGGATCGAATGCACCCAATTTCGGGATCAGTACCACGTCCGAGGTACCAAAATCCATCGGCAGCTCTTTCTTGACGCCCAGGGAAAGGTTATACAATTCTCGTGGCAGACTCACTCCACCACTGAGGTCACTGCTCTGATTGAGGGGGGTGCCATACTTGTCGACAAGCAGACTCTTGCTGTCCGCACTATGGCTCATTAGCAGGTCTTTGCGCAATGCACCTGCATACAAACCAGCTAGTTTCGCTGGTCCCGTCGCTGCTATCGTCTTTGCGAGAGGGACTCCGACCTTCTTCGCCACAGTACCAGGCGAGATGAATCCACCAACGTCTTCTGCCTGCGTTTCGGGAGAGCCCTCCCGCACTGGAGGAAGTTCCTCGCGCCAGCGCTCTGTCGTCCTGAAGAACGGGTCCGTCCCCTTCATGTTCGGCCAACTGTGCTCTCTGAGTCCTGATTCCACGTCACCAGGAGTACCCAGAGTAGCAGCGACAGACCCCCTTGCCAGGTGAGCGGGGGTGTCCCACAGCGCCTGCGCAGCATCAGACAGCATTTCAGACCACGACTTCCCAGTCGTGGCGCCGCTAAAGGGGTTGTACTGAGGACCCACTTACTTGTGCGGAGCCTTCTGCTCTTCCTTCTTCTCGACCTTGGGCACCGGCTTCTTCTCCTTGACGATCGCGACGCGACTTGTCAAGATCCGCAACAGCTCTCGCTGAGCCGCCAGCTGCGCGACCAGGTAGTCACGATCCTGGACCGAGACCTCCTTGAAGTACGCGTCCGAATCCACGTACGCCGACAGCTTTTCTGTACGCTCCTCCAAGTCCGCGTACTCGTCCATCAGTCGCTCTTCGTAGCCTTGGGTCATGTCATTCTCCTCTCACTTGAACGTCGATGATCTCATTCGACTCGTCGCGCTTGTACGACAGGCGCGTGTTAGTCAACCAGGGCACGTCGATGATGACACCACCTGTACCCTTTGGATCGTTTGCGGGGGGCAACAACTTGGAGATTGCCTGCACGAAGACTCTGGCGTTCTGGTCGGACTTCGTTGCGAACTCTACGAGCCACGGTGCACCGCCAAGGTTATCAAAAGCTTCTCTGAAGAGCTCGCGGAGTTGGCGGTTCACGCGTTGAGGGGAGGCCTCTTCTTGCAAGCTGCCAGGAGGGGCCCGGAATACCGGTGGACCCGGCGGGATCAAACTTGGCAGCAATGAGGGGGGCTTGCCCTGCGACATGGTAGTTGCAAATCCGCGTAGGTGTACGTGTGTCCATTATATCGTGTTTTCCTTCTCGTGTAAACTCCGAAATCGTGTAATAAAGTGTAACAATCGTGACGAATCGTAACACTTGGATGTTTATAATAAATTATAATAGCCGGCCGATTTTTGTGTCGGCATATATACGATTTTCGATTTAGGAGGCCAAAAGCTGTTGTGGCCCGTCGTGAGGCATCAAAAGGCCGTTTCGAAAGGCGGCCGGACGGAATCCGAAACACTTGGTGATATGCTGGTAGCGGAAATTGAAAAATTCTATGTGCATGGCCCGCCGCCCTTCACTCAAGCCCCCCCGCCGCCTGTTTCAAAGTGCATCGCGTGTAACAAAACGTTTTGATACACTCTGTATAACACAGATACAATTATACAGAGTATAATATCTTTATGTTGCAAGTGTCAATCAAATGTCATTTGATTCAAGTGCAACATCATTGTGAAAGAGTGTAACATCATGAACATTGGGCAACTAATTACATATCTTGTGTTGAATAGCAACAAAAGCAATGAAGAGATTGTTGCAATTGTTCACACAAAGTTCAAATGTAAGACAACTGTGAATTGTGTAACTTGGTACAAAACTAAGTTGAGAAAAGAAGGACATGTGATCAAAGGCAACAAGAAGCATCATGTTGTAATAGATGAAACTGAGTTGCAAAAGTTGTGTGACTAAGTGACAGAGAGTGACAACTTGCAAAAGTTGTCACTCTTTATTTTTGTCCTAGGCGGCTGGGCGGGTGGAACTGGGCTGTGGGGGGCCGGTAAACCCAGTGGTTCTAGGAATTCAGTGCAAAACCCAGAGCCCTTTCTACAAGGTGCAACACATTGTAATATGATTTCCCCTGAAAATTTCTTTGCTGTATAATATTGTTGATGCACGGGTTCCCTGCATCATTTTTGAAACTTCAAGAGGTAGAGACATCATGGTCAAGAAGCAAGTTGAAGAGAACAACATTGAAGTGCAGTCCCAAGAGGGGGTGGATACCCCGGAAGAGCAGAGCGCAGAGCACGAAGCACCTGACGCGGCGGACGTGCCGAAGGTGCAAGTTGCGATGGGCATCGGACAGTTCGTGCGGCACCTGCTGAAAAACAGCAAGAAAAGCAACGCCGAGATTCTCGAGCTCGTTTTGAAGACGTTCGCGGGGAGCAAGACGACGCCGGCGTGCATCGCATGGTACAAAACGGACATGCGGAAGAAGGGATTGCTCGAGGGCACTACGTCGCGCGGTAAGAACGTGGTCGTCGATTTCACGCAAGAAGAACTCGACGAAATGAGCAAATAGTACGTATTGAAACGTGCCGTGTGTCGGCCGGTCGTGCAGCACGAACGGCCGACATATGTTTATATATTTTATTGGTAACAATTTAAATTATTTTATAATATGTGATGCACAGCACACACGACACACACGAACAAAAAGAACTTAATGCAGTGTGCATTGGTTAGCCAGCCCCTTATTAGGCGGCTAACCAATGCGAGCATAGTGCGACGCAGATTGGGAGAAGCAGAATGGTCGTATTGTTACACAAGAAGCCTTTGACTGCAAAGCAGAAAGAGGAAGGCAGATTCAAGGAGGTGCTGAAAGCGTACATCACGCTGGGATTGCTCGAGAAGCCGGGCGACAAAGAGCGCATCATGCGTATGATCTTCAGCAAGCTTGAGGAGACACAAAAGCATGACTAAGAGCAGTGCGCAAAGCGCAAAGCAGTACTGGCTAAGTCAGCCCCCCACAAAGTGCCAAATCCGTGGTGAGAACATCGTGATGTCGTTTATCGATGGTAGCACAGGAAGTGGGTCCTGGGCTATCATGTGTAACGAGTGCCACAAGGTGTTCGGCAAGGGCTTGGGCATCGGGAAAGGCCAAAGGTTCGTCTTGCAAGGCGATGGGAGGTTCCTGAAAGTCTCCCCCTGAAGCGAGGAGCAACACTTCGTAACAGAGGCACACTCAGAAGCTCTGGGTGTGTTATAATATACTTTTACAGGAGCATCCATGAATACCCCAGTAACAAAGAGTCAGTCCAAACCTATCCAGCAGATGACCAAGATTGAAATGGAAGAGGCCATCAAGAAGTATAGGTTTGTATTGCATAAACTTCACAAGGAGATAGCAGATAAAGACCTGGAAATCGGGCGTTTGAATGACATCATTGATAGGTACCTCAAGAAAGAGGGAAAGGGAAATCAACATGGCTAATGGCCAAAACAGAGAGAAGCGGAAGATCACTCGGGTCTCAGGCTTCACGGGAATCAAGCACACAATCGAGATGTCGATCGATTGGGAAGACTATGCCGCTTGGGAAAACGGCATGCTCATTCAGCGAGCGTTTCCGTATTTGACCCCCGATGAACGCGAGTTTCTTATGACTGGCGTCACTGCCGAGGAATGGGAAAAGGCGTTCAACAAGGGCCCCGGCAACGAAGTGGAGGGTGACTCTGATGCGTGAAGCCAGAAAGTTCAGAGACCCTTACGCGGACATCAAGCGCACCAGTGCGATGTCGGGTCCGTGGAAGCGGAAACGTGATAGCCGGATCACAGGAGTGATTCTGGCGATTGCGATCGGGTTGCTCATGGCGCTTGCTGTTATGGCATGGGCAACAGAGTGCACTACGGACGCAGAATGCAAGTGCACGACTGACTGCTTGGAGCCTGCAAAGTGATCATGATCATCTTGTGCGCTCTGGCAGGTGCGTTCTTCGGTGGCTGGTTAGGCCTCGTTTGTGGGGGTCTAATCGGTCTTGTTCTTGTTAGTCTTTTTGGAGAAGCTGAATGACAAAGTACAAGGGCCAGTATAAGGCCAAGAATACAGGATCACCGCGGCCGTTCAAGACGGATTACGCGGGCGCGTTCCCTGGACGTTGTGCTACTCGGGAAAGCGCGATCATCGCGGCAACAAAGCACTTGGTACAAGATGGTTATACCCGCGCAACCATCACGAACCTCAACAATGGTCATGACATTGCTCGGTTGCATTTGAATGCAGCCCGTACGCAAGCGATCATTGAAGTGGTCACCCCCTTCAAGAAGTTCAACCTCAGGAGAGTCAAGTGAATGTTCTTTTTCGCAACTACTTGATTCTCAACGACCATCATCGGGATGCGACAGCTGGTGATGTCAAGGAATTGTTTGGGTTGAAACAGAACCAAGCATGGCCAGCTGAGGGGGTGCCAATCAAGGTGATCCAAGGCACAATCTGCTGGATATACCCCCTGCGCAAGGGCGAGGGCTTCAAGCTCAGGGCGTATTGCAGCTGCAAGTTCTGCGGCAAGGCAGTCCCCATCGGTAGGCTTCGCCAGCACATGGAAGGCCACTCGAACAATGAAGCTTGCAAGATCCGCGCGGAGGCTGAACATGGAAATGCATGAGCTCATGACCACGGCCGAGATACTTCGGCGATTGCAGATGCAGGCGCGGCCACTATTTATTGTGATGGTCGGCCCCCCTGGATCTGGCAAGAGCACATTGGCACACGAGATCTGCCGGTTCTACGATGTGCGTCGGTTCAGCACTGATGAAAAGCTCGAGATCTTGCATAAGCACGGTGTGCTGAATGAGAAGAGCTTCCCCAAGATCCCATTTGGGAACCTGATGCGCAAGATGAAGTTTGACATCTGGCAGCATGTGAACATGGGCAAAGGGATACTGATAGACCAGACCAGCATGACCGAAGAGTCCAGGTCTTTCAAGATCGAGTGGGCACCTCCCCACTTCTACAAGATCTGCATTGACTGTACGGGTTTGACCGTGGATCAGATGGATTCGCGTGTTCGCGACAGAGTTGCACGCGGGGGCCGGCATATCCCGAGACACAGGATCGCCGACATGGTGAGGGCCTATGAACCTCCTACTCTAGATGAAGGGTTTGATCTGATCATTCGCCTTCAGCAGTGAGTCGGGTGTAACAAGTGTAACGGAAAGAATATTTCGGAGTTTACACAAGTTACCGCTGTGCGATATAATGATTTTACGCAGCCACTCGGCTGTGCGGCTCTTGGTGCAGAGTGTGTCGTGAGACACGGTGGAACAAAGGCGGTGGGCTTGATCACCCACCGTCTCCACTCTTCAACTAGGGTCTAATCGCTGCACTAACCCGAGATTCTCTTGGCTACAATTCCTTTGTTTGCACCGCCCGCCCCAGCTCCATGGGAAACAGATTCAGTTGATTTCATGAATGTTGATCTTGAACGTTCATGGCTCAAACCAGAGGACTTGGGTGCATACCCAATTCCTAAAGCTCTCTATGGTGTAGCAGGCTACTGTATTCTATATCCAGGCAGTACCACGCACCGTGTACGTCTTGCCCGTGACAAGGATAAGTATCTTGCCGGCAGAGGCACCACCCCCGACATTTGGTTCTCACCTAAAGAGGAATTCGAGAATCTGTTTGACGATGATCTTTGGATCTTTGAAGGCGAGAAGAAAGCTGCATGTGCAGTTAAAGCCTGGAAAGAGATGAAAGGTTATATCCAGAACGTCGTAGGTATAGGCGGTTGCTGGAATGCAATGAAGAAGAAAGAAGGGGGCGGTTATATGATCGGCCCTGATCGTCTTCGGATATTGCTTAGTCGAGGCGGTCGTACAGTACATGTAGTTCTTGATGGCGATGTCATCGAGAATAAGCACGTAGGTCAAGCAGCTCAGACTCTCAAGAATTGTATTGAAGATCTCGGTTGTACCATGATCTTGTATCGGCCTGAAGTCGGTTGGAAAGGCTTTGACGACTGGATTTATCAGCAACCGGCAGCCTCCCCCGCAACACTAGAAATCGTACCATTTGACAAGCTCGAGATTAACAGATCTCTCTTGTACGATACACTTGGGTGCCATCTTAATGACAAGCAAGGTTTGATCCTCAATGAACTAAACGGATCAAAGCTGCTCGAGCATCATTTCCAGGCTATCGGCATTGTAGCCGACAAACGTCTCGGATATATTGAAGCAGCTAGCAAGCGACAGGTCTCCCCTGATCTAATGCATAACAAAGCAGTTTCATATCTTCAAGGTGACATCAATCCACGTTATCCTTACGGTTCCATTGGTGGAGCCTTTGGTCTGTATAGCATAGTTAGTAAAGCTACAGACTTAGTTCAGATATTTGTCAAAGCTTTACAATGGGATGGTGTTGACAGACTTGAGACTTGGGGTAGTGAGTATTTTGAAACAAGCTTTCCTAAGTTAGCCAATGAATGGGGGCGCTTACTCTTTAGTGGTCTAGTAATGCGGATTCTTGAACCAGGATGCAAGGTTGACACAGTCCCTATCCTGAATGGTCCACAAGGCATTGGTAAGACTACGTTCTTCTATGAACTAGCTACTATTGATGGCTTTGTGTTCTATAAGTCTATATCAGACCTGCCTGGATCTGTTGGTGATGACAGAACATTTAAGCAAGGTCTGGTTAACTCATTGGTTTGTGATTTAGGCGAAGGCATTATTTTTGAAAGTCGTAAAACTAGCTCAGATCGGCTAAAGCAGTTCATCACAGATCAGGTTGATGAATACCGTGTAGCTTATGCCAAGCAGAACACGATCGCCCCGCGTGGCTATATCTTTGTTGGTACAACCAATCGTGGCGACCAACTATCTGACTATTCAGGATCACGAAGGTTCCTGTATCTGAATGTCAAGTCCATCAAGCGCATGGCACCTTTGATTAGATACCAGATCATGGCTGAAGTAGTAGCTAGATTTGCTGCTATCAAAGAAGAGAAATGGTACGATCTACGTCTGACTATGGACGACATGCCACAACAGCTCAAGGATGACAATACGCACATAACAAATGTGCAAGAGCTCATGAATGTTGAGCACATGCGCAATGATCCAGCAGCTGAGATGCTGCAAATGGTGATTGAAGGCAACGAACCAGCATTCCTCAAAGATTCAGGTGAGTATGTTCTTACCATTTCCTGGACAACTGCTCGTCTCAATCTAAGCAGACCTATCACCAATGATTACAAAGTAGGTCGCATGCTTGTCGACCTTAACGGCTCCCCCCAATTCCCATATACTTTTGAGAAGGTACGGAAACGTGCGACCCAGATAGAGTTCAAAGCAGGACAAAGGGAGGTGTATACAGACTACAGCACAAGTCAGAATCCAATGATGTATGTTTACATAGTGAGGAAAAAGTAATGGAAATCATTTTCAGGCCTCTGTTGGCGAGCACGCTTGAGAACCCTGCGTTGATCAAGTTCCCAGTGTGCGTGTCTCCCAAGCTCGATGGAATCAGATGCATGATCGTAGGAGGTCAAGCACTGT